GACTCTAATGTATTAACAGATGCTGTTTTAGAGAATATAATCTTAAATGCACAATACAGAATATTTAGAGATGTGCCCATCGATGCAGATAGAAAACAACAGATAGGTAATTTAGTTACAGGTCAAGAGACAATCAACGCTCCAGCAGGAGCTGTTTTTATAAGAGGTATACAAGTGTATGATTCAACATCAGCTACAACTGGTGCTAATGTTTGGTTAGAGAAAAAGGACGTTACTTATCTACAACAATATGTTTCATCAACAGAATCAGCAAAAAGAGGTCAACCAAAGTATTATGCTATGTTTGGTGGTGCTACAGGAGAATCTGATACCACATCTGGTAGAATGATGTTTGCTCCAGTTCCTGATACCACTTACAAATTTAGAGTGCATTATAACGTTGCCCCAGCATTATTAGAAAACAATGATACTAATTATATAAGCTTAAACTTTCCAAATGGATTACTATATTGTTGTCTATCAGAGGCATATGGATTTTTAAAAGGCCCGATAGATATGTTGACATTGTATGAAAATAAATATAAACAAGAGGTACAGAAGTTTGCTAACGAGCAAGTTGGTAGAAGACGAAGAGATGACTATACTGATGGCGCTGTTCGTATACCGGTAAACTCAGCAAACCCATAGGAGATTGAAGCATGGCAATAACATCGGCAATTTGTAATAGTTTCAAACAAGAAATTTTAGTTGGAACACATAACTTTACCGCTTCTAGTGGTAACACTTTTAAAATAGCTTTATATACAAGCTCTGCATCTTTAGGTGCTAGCACGACAGCTTATTCAACATCAAACGAAATTTCAAATACATCTGGATCTGCATACTCTGCAGGAGGTGCAACATTAACAAGTGTTACACCAACATTAGATTCTTCAACTGCAGTTTGTGATTTTTCAGACGTTAGTTTTACATCTGCATCTTTTACAGCTAATGGTGCATTGATTTATAACGACACACAATCTGACAAAGCTGTTGCCGTTATAGCTTTTGGTGCCGATAAAACTGTAACAAGCGGAACTTTTACAATACAATTTCCAACAGCAGACGCATCTAACGCTATTATCAGGATAGCATAAGGAGGGCCTCCTTATGTCAGAGACATCAATCTGGGGTGGAGATGATCCTTCCGTAGCATGGAATCAAAACTCTTGGCAATCTAATCAAGCAATCGTTTCATTAACGGGTGTATCAGCATCAACGTCAGTTGGGAGTGTTAAATCTTTTCCTGAGCAAGGTTGGGGTTCTGATAGCTGGGGTGATGAAAACTGGGGTGAAAGTAGTTTAGATGTAGAAGTTACAACAGCAGGTGTTGGAACAACAGCGGTTGGTTCTGTAACCGTTTCGGCAGAAATAAATTCAGGTTGGGGTAGACAAGCTTGGAACGATAACGCTTGGGGTATTCAAGGAACTGTATTACTTGATGGTCAATCAGCAACAGCATCGGTTGGATCAATATCTCCCGCTGATGTTATGGGAGTTACTGGAGTTTCTGCAACATCAAGTGTTGGCGCACCTACTATAATTGGGAATGTCTCACTCACACTAACAGGAATTTCTTTAACTTCATCAGTTGGCTCATTGTCTCCAGCAGATGTAATGGGTGTAACTGGACAAGCTGCTACTTCTGCGGTTGGATCAATATCTCCAGCAGATGTAATGGGAGTTACTGGAGTTTCTGCAACCTCTTCAATTGGTGACTCGAATATAACATCAAATCCTTTAGTAGCGCTAACTGGATTATCTACGACTTCAAGTGTCGGATCAATATCTCCTGCTGACGTAATAGGATTAACAGGAGTTTCAGCAACCTCTTCTGTAGGATCCATAAGTCCTATTGATGTTATGGGATTAACAGGTCAACAAGCAACTGCCTCTGTAGCTGCTTTTGGCACTGCTTCAGGTTTTGGAATTCAAGCATATTCTAGCGTTGACACAGGATCAAATTCTTCGTATACAGATGTTGCAACTGGATCAAATACAAGTTATAGTGACGCTGCATAGGAGATAAAATATGGCATCAACATTTACACCTCTAGGTATTGAACTTCAAGCAACTGGTGAAAACGCTGGTACGTGGGGAACAAAAACTAATACTAATTTACAAATTATAGAACAAATAGCTGGTGGTTTTACACAACAAGCATTAACAAGTGGTGGCACAGTTAATTTATCTGTTTCAGATGGAGCAACTGGAGCTGTATTATCTCACAGAATGATAGAGTTTACCGGATCATTATCTGGTAATGCAGTTGTTACAATACCTTTAGATGTGCAAACTTTTTATATTTTAAGAAATTCTAGCTCTGGGGCTCATACCGTACAATTTAAATATGTAACTGGATCAGGAGATTCTTTTACTTTTTCAGCAACAGATAAAGGTGATAAGATTGTTTTTGCTGCAGGAGATGACAGCACAAACCCAAATATTAAAACTCTTGCAATTGGAACTGGTATAGCAAGTGTTGCTGCTGATACATCACCACAATTAGGTGGCGATCTAGATACAAACGATTTTAATATTGCATTTGATGATGCACATGGAATTAATGATGAAAATGGAAACGAGCAAATTGTATTTCAAACTACAGCATCTGCAGTAAATCAATTTGATATTACAAACGCTGCGACTGGTAATGCGCCTAGTATATCAGCAACAGGTGGTGATTCAAATGTAGACATTGCTTTGATTCCAAAAGGAACAGGTGAGACTAAAATTGGTACGGGTGCAGCTAATGCAACCCTAACATCAAATGGTGCACATGATTTAATTTTAGATACAAATTCAGGAACTAATTCAGGTACAATTACGATTACAGATGCAGCTAATGGAGATATAACTATAGCTCCTAACGGAACTGGAGTTGCTAAAGCAGTAGATGCTGGAGACAACACAGGTGCTATTAAAATTGCAGGTAAAGAAACTATTTGGGTTCCAGCAAATGCTATGTATGCTAATAGCACAAACGGAGCAGAGGCTAATCAAGTAGAATTATCTAATGGCCCTGAATTAAAAGTTTTAGATTTTGATAAAGATTCAGATGAGTTTGCACAATTTGCTGTTGCATTTCCTAAATCATGGAATGCAGGGACAGTAACTTTTCAAGCTTTTTTTACAGCTACCTCAACAGATACAGGAACCACTGCGTGGGGACTATCTGGTGTAGCTTTAGCTGATAATGGAGATTTAAATACGGCTTTTGGAACACAAGTTGTTGCAACGGCAAAAGCACATAGTGGAACATCTAACGATTTAGATGTAGCAGCAGAAAGTGGAGCTGTCACAATAGCAGGATCACCAGGCGCAGACGAATATGTCTTCTTTCAGGTATCAAGAGATGTGTCAGCAGATGATTTAAACGCTGATGCAAGATTATTAGGGATTAAATTATTTTTTACTACTAGTGCTGCTAACGACGCATAAGGAGTAGAATATGAGAGACCATAAAATAAACGGAATTAAAATTGAAATAATAAAAAATTCCAATAAAAATAAATTTTCAAAAAAAAGAAAAGGATTTGGAACTCAAATTTTAGGATTTGGTTCAGGGGGATCTGGTCCACAACCTTATGATATACAATGTTTAGTCATAGCTGGTGGTGCTTCTGGTGGTTCAAAGTTTCACGGAGGAGGCGGTGGAGCAGGAGGATATCGTCACAGCACTCTTTCTGCCATTGAACCAGGAACTGTTTTAACTGTAACTGTTGGTGCTGGTGGAGCTGCAGTAGGAGCTCGAACAGACCCGAATGCAGGTAGCACTAGCTCATTAGCAAGCCCTGCAATTTCAGATATTAGTACCACTGGCGGTGGCGGTGGAGGTAGTTATTATGAGGGAGCTGGTAGACCCGGAGGATCCGGAGGAGGTGGAGGCTCTAGAGCTGGCGGCCAATCAGGAGGTACTGGAGTATCAGGTGAAGGAAATCCTGGTGGAAGCACTACTACACACAGCCCAAGTGCTAATTCCGCAGGTGGTGGTGGTGCTGGAGCTAGTGGTACCGGTGTCTCTGGACCAGGATCATCGGGAGGTCCTGGTGGTGCTGGTTCAAATGCTTCACCAATAGATTCAACTTTAAGAGCTGGCGGTGGTGGCGGAAGCTCTACTTCATCAAATGGTAGCGGTGGCTCTGGTGGAGGAGGAGCCGGCGGTGGCAGCAGCGGAACAACTAACACCGGTGGTGGCGGCGGCGGCAGCAGTGGCGGTGGCTCTGGCGGTGGAGGATCAGGAGTTGTATTATTAAGATTTCCCACTGCAAATTTTTCTGGCACTACATCAGGTTCGCCAGGAGAATCAACGTCTGGTGACGATACAATTTTAACATTTAACTCAAGTGGAAGTTACACAGCATAATGGCACATTTTGCAAAATTAAATGAAAATAATATAGTTGGAACAGTTGTTGTTGTTAGTAATGACGTAATCGTTGATGAAAATGGAAATGAACAAGAACAACTAGGCGTAGATTTTTTAAATAATTTACACAAAACAGATAATGTAATTTGGAAAAAAACTTCATACAACACATATAATGGTAAATATTATGATATAGATGAATCTGGTTTTAGAGTTGAATCAAATGACCAATCAAAAGCATTTAGAAAAAATTTTGCTGGTTTAGGTTATACTTATGATGCAACTAGAGATGCTTTTATTCGACCAAAACCTTATGATAGTTGGATATTAAATGAAACAACTTGTGATTGGGAACCACCAGTTCCTGAACCTGACGATGGTAAAGACTATGACTGGGATGAAAATTCTAATTCTTGGGTTGAAATAAATATCACATAGTGTATATTTAAAAAAATTATGGTTAGAAAGAAATATGCAAACGGTGCCTGGAGTTTTTATTTAGATCAAGTTGAAAATTACGCGTATTGGGAAAATATTTTTACAAAAGAGGAGTGTGAAAAAATTGTAAAAATCGCTTACAAAAAAGGTTTAACGCAAGGAACAACTGTTAAAAAAGAGGGACAAGAAATTAGAAATAGTAAAGTTTCTTGGTTGTATGCTTCAGATGATTTAGAGTGGGTTTTTCGAAAAGTCACAGACGCTGTTGTAGATTTAAATGATAGATTTTTTAAATTTGATATATTTGGATTATATGATGGTTTTCAATTTACAAATTATAAAGCTCCATCAGGTAAATACGGAAAACATATTGATAAATTATATAAAGGCACGATTAGAAAATTATCTGGTTCAATACAATTAACTAATCCAAAAGAATATAACGGAGGAGAGTTATATCTTTATCAAGGCTCTAAAGGTGATTTAATGAATCAAAAACAAGGAACATTAATACTATTTCCTTCATATACTTTACACGAAGTAAAACCTGTTACAAAGGGAGAGCGAAACTCTTTAGTATTTTGGGTTACAGGAAAACAATTTAAATAAATGTTACATAAAAAATATTATTTTTTATGTAGTGTGCCAAGAGCTGGAAATACAATATTTAGTTCTTTTATAAATCAATCAGAAAAAGTAAAAGTAACTGCTAATAGTGTTTTACCAAGTATTTTATTTAACTTAGACAATGTTAAACAAGACCTTATATATAAAAATTTTCCTGATGAAAAATCATATTTAAATGTATACAAAAATATTATAAAAAATTATTATAAAGAGTGGCAAGCTAACTATATTATTGATAGAGGCCCTTGGGGTACTCCTAAAAATTTACAATTATTAAAATTAATAATTCCTAAACCAAAATTTATTATCTTATATAGACCTGTATTAGAGTGTTTAGCTTCTTTTATTAAAATAATAAATCCTAGTGCTAATGCTAAAAACAATGAAATGTTGTGTGATTACTTACTAAGTAGAGATGATAATATTGGTAAATCTATGTGGAGCATACAAAATATTATAAGTAATAAGGAAGATTATATAATTATAAACTATGATGACTTTGTTTTAAATCCTAATGTTGAAGTTAAAAAAATTTTTAAGTTTTTAAAAATACCTTTTAAAAGTTTAAATACCTCAAATATTAGTCAATTTTCAATTAATAATGTGCAATATGATGATGGTGTTTTTAACACATTTTTTGGAGAACCATTGCATACTATACGAAATAATAAAATAGAAAAAAATTCATATAAGATAGAGGACTATTTACCAAAAAAAATAATTGAAAAATACTCAGAAGTAGATAAAACCATATTACAACACGAATATAAATAGTTAAGATTTGTGTAGAAATACAAATAAAATTTTATATAGTAGACCACTATGCTACAAAAAATAGGATTTCAGCCAGGTATAAACAAACAAATATCCGAAACCACAGCAGAAGGTCAATGGGTAGATTGTGATAATGTTAGGTTTAGATATGGTACACCTGAAAAAATAGGTGGTTGGAATCAATTAGGTGGCACAGGATCTAATGAATTAACAGGTGCGGGTAGAGGACTTCACCATTTTATAAATAGTTTATCGAGAAAATATTCAATTATAGGAACTAACAGAATACTATATGCTTTTTCTGGTGGTGTATTTTATGACATACACCCTATTAAATCTACAACAACGCTTACAAGTGCGTTTACCACGACCAACGGATCACCAACCGTTACAATAACTTTTAGCACATCTCATGGCATAAACCCACAAGACATTGTACTACTTGATAATTTTTCTACAATTACAAATTCTAATTTTAGTTCCTCTGATTTTGATGATAAAAAATTTATGGTCACAACAGTTCCAAATGCAACAACTATTACAATCACAATGCCATCAAATGAATCAGGATCTGGTGCAACAACTTCGGGTGGTATACGAGTACAACATTATTACCCTGTTGGACCAGCAGTGCAAGCAAAAGGTTTTGGTTGGGGTTTAGGATCTTGGAGTGGTGAGGACACATCTGCTATAACTACAACTTTAAATGGAGCGTTGTTAGATGATACTGCAGGAACAGGTGGATCAGGAACATCTATTACTTTAACTGATGCTTCACAATTTCCAAGTTCAGGTACAAACTTTATTCAAGTAGGTAATGAGGAAATTTCTTATACAGGTGTTTCTGGAAATAATTTAACAGGTATTACAAGAGCTGTTAGAAACTCTACCAGATCAGCACACTCTGATGGTGCTACGGTTACAGACTCATCCGAGTTTGTTGCATGGGGTGAAGCAGCATCTGGTGACTTAGTATTAGAACCAGGTATGTGGTCACTTGATAATTTTGGTGACAAGGCAATTTGTTTAATACATGATAGTGCTGTATTTGAATGGAACTCGGCATTATCAAATGCAACAGATACAAGAGCCGTAATTATAACCGGTGCACCTACTGCATCGAGACACATGGTTGTATCTACACCGGATCGTCACTTAGTATTTTTTGGTACAGAAACAACTATAGGTGATACATCTACACAAGATGATATGTTTATCAGATTCTCGGATCAAGAAGATATAAATAATTATGTACAATCAGCAGAAACTACAGCAGGCACACAAAGACTGGCTGACGGATCACAGATCAGAGGAGCGATCAGAGGTAGAGATGCAATTTATGTTTGGACTGACACTGCTTTATTTACACAACGTTTTGTCGGTCAACCGTTTACGTTTGCTTTTTCACAAGTTGGAACACACTGCGGACTTGTTGGACAGAATGCGTGTGTTGAAGTAGATGGTGCTGCATATTGGATGTCGGAAAATGGTTTCTTTAGATATGCTGGTAAATTAGAATCGTTACCATGTTTAGTAGAAGATTTTGTTTATGATAACATAAATTTAGAATCTGGTAATCAGATGGTATCAGCAGGACTAAATAATTTATTTGGTGAAGTTATATGGTTTTATCCAGAATCCAATTCTTCAGTTGTGAATAGAATGGTGGCTTATAATTATTTTGACTCATCTACAAAACGACCAGTGTGGACGGTTGGTAGTTTAGCGAGAACAATGTGGAGAGATTCTGCAGTATTTGGTAAACCACATGCTTTAGAGTACGATGCATCTACTGACACGTCCTTTGATGTTGTTGGAAACACAGAAGGCAGAACAAGTTACTATGAACATGAAACAGGGACAGATCAAAATAGGAACGGAACAATAACTGCCATAACAGCAAACATATCTTCTGGAGATTATGATATAAGTCAAAGAAGAAGTGCTTTAGGTCAAACCACTGGAGCTGCAGATCTTAGAGGGGACGGAGAGTTTATAATGAAAATAAGAAGATTTATTCCTGACTTTATATCACAAACAGGAGCAACTAGAATAACTTTAGAATTAAGAAATTTTCCAAATGACTCTCAAGCAAGTTCAGCTCTTGGTCCTTTTGATATCACATCGAGCACACAAAAAGTAGATACACGTGCAAGAGCACGAGCAGTTGCATTGAAAGTAGAAAACACAGCAGCTAGTCAAAGCTGGAAACTAGGAACATTTAGATTAGATATACAACCAGATGGACGTAGATAATGGCAAAGATAGCACAAGTAATAACTAGACCTAGTAAAGAATATGATTTGTTCACAGCAGAGGCACAAGTCAGAGATCTTGATGCTATTGTAGAAAAATTAAATACAACGTTTCAAGAGGATTTAAAAGAGGAGGTGGAAGCGTTTAACTTCTTTATTAACTAATGGCTAATTTATTTAAATTTGTAGGAACAGATAATAGTACATCAGGTAGTGCTATAAATCCTTTTGGCACTAATAATCCTTTAACAAGTGAAACATATGTGATTAAATCTATTCTAGTTACATCTGAGGGAACACCCACCGTCACGATTACAAACAATAGTATTACAGCTATAAAATCAGCGGCATTAACAGCAAACGTTACAACAGAATTACTTACTCAACCATTGGTAGTTGAGGGCGGTAATACTTTAACCATACAATCAAGCAATACAGATTCGTTTGATGTAGCGGTTAGCTACTTAAATATTAAGAAAGAGGTAACAACATAATGATTGAAATACAACCAGATAAGATTATAGAAAAGATAACTAACAAGAAAACAGGGGAAAAATACAAGAACGATTCTGAGTGGAAAGCAAAAGGTATACCACCAGAAGACATTAGAAGAGATGTAACGGTGATTATGCCGAGTCTTGATTTATTTGGAAAAACAAAATAGAATAGAACGATGGCCATAACTAGAGCACAACAAGCAAAACAGATGTTACAAAATGGAGGACGTATAGGACTTCGATTTGGAAATAGAGGTCCTGGCGAAGCTTCAAGAGAATCAAGAGATAATAGAGATAGAGGTATGGGCATGGGCGGTAAACAACGTTCTGCTCCAGCTAGAGATACGGGCGGTAGAGATCCAATGGCACAATTTTCAGGTGGTGCTAATACAGAGGGTGTAACTTTTATGGATCAAGCTCGTAGAGATGTTAATCCACTTGGAATATTAACAGAATTACCTGGAACCGTAGGTATGGTGTCTAGAGCTTTAACTCCAAATCCTTTTGGTTTTTCACGTGCAAGACGACCAGTTACAACACCTGTTAGTGGAGGTGGTGATAGTCAAGCCATGGCTAGTGCGTTTATCCCTGCTTACATAAGAGCAGGTTTTAACACCCAAGAAGAATACGATGAGTTTCTTGCATCTCAAGGAGAGGATGAGGCAGTAGATGATAAAATTGAAAGATCTTTAGCATTCAGAGCCGATGGCGGTAGAATAGGTGCACAAGAAGGTGGTATTATGCCTAGACTAAATCAGTTAGGTAGCGGTGTATCTTCTGCAGAACAAATGTTACAAGGTATTAATCAAAGATTAGAGTCAGCTGAATCTAGTTTAGGTGGAGGTGGTGCTATGCAACAACCAGCATCTTTAACTGAAATAGCAAATAATTTAGATACATTTCCTGGAAATCCTAATAGACCCACTAGCCCATTTATGGGTGGAATACCAGCACCTGAACCACAACGTTTTTCCTCTTACGAAGAAATGATGTCAAAAAGAATAACATCAGATGTTCCAGGTTTTTTTACAGATTTAGAGGGAGTTCAAAGAAGACCAGACGGAAGTTTGTTTGAACCAAAGTTTGGAGAACTACCAGTAGCATTGCCTCAAGCACCAGTCGCAACTAGAACAGGATCATTAGGAAATCAAGGTCAAGGAGATCCACTTTTTGAACCAAAAATGAGCGGAATACCAGCAGCAGGTTACGCGGATGGTGGTAATGTTGTAGGTGGTGAATATGATTTCGAATCTGCAAGACAGATGTATGGTCTAGGTAAACTTGTTAAGAAAGTTACAAGAACGGTTAAGAAGATTGCAAAGTCACCGATAGGTAAAGCTGCTTTGTTATATGCAGGTACAGGCGGTCTTGGTAATCTAGCTGCAGGAAAAGGTTTTTTTGGTGGTGCCATGTCTAATATATTTAAACCAACTACATTTCTTGGAAACGTACCAAAAATTTTTAGTGGTGAAGGTATAAGAAATATTTTAGTTGGAAGACCAGGTTTTTATGAAAACTTAGCAAACAAACCTGGAGAAGGTATTTTTACAAAAGCAACAAGAGGTATATTTGGTACAGGTGGTGAGTTTAATCCTTTTACAACAACCGCAGCATTTTCATTATTAGGTGCACTAACACCAGAGGAAGAACTACAAGCACAAGAATTAGCTGATAGTAGCACAGATTTTGATTTGGAAAAAGCTAGAAACTCTATTCTAGCAGCTAAAAGAGAACAATATATGATGGATGTTAGAGCAAGAGGTTTTAAAGCTGACGGTGGTAGAATAGAATATCAAGAGGGATCAAAAGAACCAGTAGCCAAAAAGACCATGCCACTATTAGACATGGGTGGTAAAGAAATGGATCTTAGAGAAGAGGGTGGATTTGTACCAATAGGTAGAATGGAAAAAGCAGACGATGTGCCTGCAAGGTTATCAAAGAATGAGTTTGTATTTACAGCGGATGCTGTTAGAAATGCAGGTGATGGAGATGTGGACAAAGGAGCAGAAGTCATGTATAACATGATGAAGAACCTCGAATCCGGAGGAATCGCAAGGATTAGAAGGCGCACGTAAAATGTTTCAAACATCACAAAGACTAGAGGAAGTATTATAATGGCTGTTCAACAAGTACAAAATATACCACCAGATTTTATTAAAGATTTAGGAGTAGATCTAGCAAAACAGATTACAGCACAATCAGGTGTACCAACCGTAGCCACAGGTATAGCTGGTATTACACAACAACCTGGTGAGTCAGCTGATGATTTTGCTGCAAGACAACAGGCAGCTAGAGAGTTTACAACCAGACAAGAAAGTTTATCGGGACTTGCACCAACAGTTGCAGGTCAAGATCCATTACAACAACAAGCACAACAAGTTGCACAAGCAGGAATTGGTTCTTTTCAACCATTTTTAGATAGAGCAGCGGCTGCATCAACAGCGGCTGGAACAGCACTAGGTGGAGTTGGAACAGGAGCACAAGCTTTTCAACAAGAGGTTGAACAATTTACAACACCTTTTCAAGCTCAAGTTCTTGACGCAACACTCGCAGAGTTTGATCGTAATAAACAAATACAAGAACAACAAATTAGAGATCAACAAGCAAAATTGGGTGTGCTCGGCGCTGGTCGAGCGGGCGTGCAACTCGCCGAGTTTGGCACGGGGGCGGCAAGAGAACGTGCATTGTTAGATGCACAATTAAGACTACAAGGTTTTAATCAAGCACAAGCAGCAAGACAACAAGATATTGCTAACAGATTTGGTTTAGCACAAGCACAACAAGGTTTAGGTGGTTTTGAAGCAACACTAGGTGGACAACAACAAGCATTAACAGGTGGAGATGTAAGACAACTTGGAACATTGGGCGCATTGAACCAAGCGCAAGCACAGGCACAAGCTGATGCACAAAGAGAAGCAGCAAGACAAGCAACGTTCTTACCACAACAAAACTTAGATAGATTTGCTGGACAAGTAACAGGATTAATGGGTGGATATCCTGGTCAAACAACACAAACAGTGGTGCCTAACCCAACACCATTACAAACTGCATTAGGTATTGGATCAACGGTGGCTGGTATTTATGGCGCGTTTAATCCAAGACCAATAAAATTTGGATAATATGAATAGAACTTTAAAAAGACCAATGTTTAGAATAGGCGGATCAGCAGGCACTGGTATCACATCAGGACTTGATAGAACAGGTTACGCTGGTAAAGAGCCAACATTTAAAGAATATTTAGAAGGATTAAATCAAGAACAGAAACAAATGCAGAGAGATAATTTATTCAAAAACTATCAAGAATTTTTAAGAAGAAGACAGGTTGCAGAACAAAAAACTATGGCAGCAGATGGTGGTAGAATAGGTTATGCAAATGGAACACCTAATTTTCAACCATCAGGAATACCGGGTTTTTTAACTGGTCTTGGTTTAAATCTTTTAGGAACACCACCACAAGGTAATATATTTCAAACAATAGGAACAGCTGCAAAAGATCCGTTTGACAGATTACAAGCGCAACAAGCATCTCTGATGAAAACAGCATCTGACAGAGAATTTGCAAGAGAACTAGCTCAAGAAGAAAGAGAGTTTGAAGAAGGACAATTAGAGAAAAAATTAGCTGCACAAAAAGACATAGCTGGTATGAAAACAACAGATACAACTGAAAGAATACAAGCGATCGCTGATACAAAATACGATGGTGATACAATAAAAGCATCAAGAGAAGTTAATTTTGCTGATGAAGTATATCCTAACTTAGTAACTGAATATGGACAACAAACAGTTGCTACATCTGTGATAGATACTTCTGGTTTACAAAAACAAAAAGATATTGATAGATTTGTAAAACAAAACCCACAACTAGCTCGTCAAGTTGTCTATGATGTTAGAACAGGTAAAGCTGTGAGGTTTGGTCTAGTTAATGGTAAGTATACTATTCAACCAGCAGATCCAAAAGATAAAGATGATACTGGTTTTGCTATGCCAGATCCAGATAAA